CCGAACACGGCGGAAATCTCCCGTCTTGCCGCATTGCCTTCCGCTCCGGTCATGGTGGCGGAAGCCGTGAGCTTCTGGTGAATGTAATCGCCCCACGAACACACACTGCTGCCTCCCTGCTTGGGCGCACAGAACGCGCCAGGCAGAACGGCCTCGTAGCCTTGCGACTGGAGCTCCTCACTACGCTGTTGGAGCTCGCTTAAGTTGCTAACTGTTGTCATTGTGTTGAATATGTGTTTTGTTGAATGTTTTTATAATGCAAATATAGGGAAAGACGGGGAGAAGGGGCGGACATGCTCGGGGAGGGAATAAACAAAAAGCCCTGCTATCCTCACGGACGGCAGAGCTAAATGGAAAGTTCGAAGTTCTATATTATCAATGAAAACATCCAGTCAAAATATATTGTTAGTTGCGCCCGCCTACATGTCGTAGTCGCACATCTCGTTGCCCGAGCACAGCTCGTAGTTCTCCACATTCTCGATCACCATATCCTCATTACAGAACTGCTTGATAATGATCTTGCGGTTCTTCGGGTCAGGGTGTACGCTACGGATATTGTTGTTAGAGACCCATATCGGATAGTTGCTATCTTTGGTATAAACCGCGAGATACCACGGTCCGGTCTTGTACTGCTCCATCACCAATGCAATCTTGGAGTTTAGAAGCGATGAAACCTTGTCTATCCATGCTGCAAAAATGGTGAACAACAGGATGATGAGGATCACGATGAGTGTTGAAAAAATGAAATTCATAATTGTTTTTGTTTAATTGTTATTGTTTATACTAATTTTTATAATTGTTCCTCACTACCCACACGCTCAGCCCTATGTTGAGCAAGAGCATGATGATAATGATGGCCCAATACTCCTTATTGCTCAGTTCTACCGAGAGATACTTGAAGTCGGAAAACTCCTTTCGTTTCCACTCCTTCTGCACAATCGGTTCGATGTACGAGGCGAAAGCGCAGAGGTCAAGTCGGTGCGACGTAAACCAGTCGCGGCTCTTCACGGCAAGCACGGGAGAGTCACACCAAGAGAAGGCATCGCTCCACATTACGCGGTTACGGCTGTCAAGACCTACGCACACCACAAGCTCGTTCTTGTTGCCTCCCTGCCAATAGGAGCGTTGTCGGTCGGCAATGGATAGCGACTTGTTGCGGTAGAAAAGCAGATAGAGGCGAAACTCCTTCTTCGGTCCGTATCGGGCATTGAGCACGCGGATGGCTCGTTCCTGACGGGCAGAGAACATTGCTCCGATGATAGGCGACTGGTCGCAAAACCGTATCTTGGGATAATCGTGCAAACCAAGTCGGCGAGCCTCCTTTTCGCTGATGTCCTCAAACTTAAACACCGAGCGCGAAGCCTTCACCTTGTTCTCATATTCATGTTCACGGGTAACGGAGTAGAGCGTAGCGGGTTGACCGTTCCATCGGTATTCATACGCATCGCCGTCACGGGTGTAATAGTGGCGGTGCATATCCACGAACTCCGAAGCCACCGACAAGCGACGCTTCATAGCCGAAAAGTCTTCATTGGAACACTTTCGCTCACGTCCCGAATGGTCATAATAGGTCCAACGTTCGGGATGATTTACCGTGGTGTAATAGGTCCGAGTGTGACTCTCGCCTTTGTCGTCGGTGTAGGTTTCGGTATGCTCCTCCTGCTCATTCCACGGCTCGTAATAGCGTATCTTCGTGACGTAGCTGCCCAGGTATTCTGTGTCGCTTGACTCTACGCGCTCAAACGCCCATATCATCGCTGCGCCCACAAGGAGCGAGGGGATGATAAGTATGGCATGTTCCCACCATGTTGTTTGCTTGCGGAAAAACAGTAGCAACACAGCCGACACAAAGAAGGGGATGAGAAAAACGAGTAGTTCCATACACCTTTACTCTTTCTTGCCGAACAGATCCACGTCGTTGTCTTCGCCTACATCCATCACTTCCTTGGAGCGCGACGACGAAATAACCTTATACTCGATAGGCATGGTATTTGACACAAACCATCGGGCAGGGTAAGTGCGAGTGAGCGTTTCGTGCTCGCGGATGATGTCAAGCATACGTTCCTGAGAGGTCTGAAACTCGGTACGCTGTATCTCAATGGCCTGCATGAGGTTGTGGTAGAGCGATACATCAAAGTTGGGGTTGCTTTCCTTAATCCACTTCATCATCGTGCCCCTGTCGTTCTGATAGCGTCCGGCAATAAGCTGCGGATAAATCTTCTCGAAGGTCTGCTTGTACTCGTCGGTGACCTGCGCCTTCTGCTGAATGATTTTCCACATCTTGTCGTGAACGCCCTCAATCTTGCCTCGTTGCGCTTCGGCTTGCTGGCGAAGCGCAATCTCACGGTTGTTGTAACTGAAGTAGGGGGCTACCAGCGAGCCGATAACAATGGCAACTACAAGTAGTATGGATGCCGTAATAATGTTTTTTGTTTTCATTTGCTTGTTGTATTTGTTATTATATTATTGTTTCTTTCAAGCAATATTTGTAAGAGCCCAGTATGTTCTCTTCGTCCTTCTCAATATTCCAGTCGAACCCAGCCTTTTGCAAGCTCTGCACGAAGTCGTTGTAGTCTCTATCTGTGATATACGGAGAAATATTCTCTTCTTCAAAGACAACGAGGTGAGGATTACAGTCGAAGTCGATGCGCAGGGGCTTGTTGCCAATAAAATCGCGTAATTTAAATATACCGCGAGGGTCACTAATGTGCAGATTATACACACCACATCCGCTTATCCAAAGGTAAGCATAGCAATAGAGCCTTTGTTCTTCGGCATCATATCGCTTTGCGCATACAATGGTGGTGTCAGAGCCATGGAGCGACGAGATTTCGTAAAAACGACCGTCCTCGATGTGGTTGAGCATGTATTCGCGACGATCTTTCGGGTTGAGGAGTACCGGCATGTCGTCAGAGACAGTCTTTCGCTTCTCCTCGCTCTTTCGCTGACTTTTCTTTGCAAGACGTTCCTTGTGCATTATCCGCACACGCCAAACGACAAAGGCGAGGCAAAAAGTCCAGCCGAAGATGGCAGCAAGAAAGAATGCCCATCCTAAAAAAGTAGATATAAATGTGTTCATTGTTCTCTATAAATTCATTAATAAAAAGAAATGTGCACCTTACAGCCGTTTGAGAAGCGTGCTGCATTGATGTCCTAACGCCTTTTCTTCGTAACCCAACCTTTCGTACCAATGCAACACCCATAGGGGAGAGTCGCGTCCGTCCCACGATATTGCGACGTTCGCTATGCCGCAACGCTTCAGCTCCCTTTCGGCTGCCTCCATCAAGTGTTTTGCCACCTCATGGCCACGGTGAGCTTCGTCCACCCACAGCGAGTAGATGAGAGCATCAGCTGCGCCATCTAAAGGCTTGTCTTCGGTGCGGTGAGGAATAAACACCTGTATGCTGCCATGATGCTGCTCGTCGGTGACGAGTATTCGGATTGAATCTTCCCAGTGTTGATGTTGTATCATAGATGAAATGTTACGCAGTTTTGTTTAGTCAGACGACTGTGACCGTCCCTTTTTCTTCGTATGCTTGTGCAAATTTAGATTATTCCTTTTACTCGATATGGACATTCTCCTCGAAGTCGTATCTCACGTCTCGGTTTTGCAACCAAGCCACAGACGTTTTAGAGAAGATGTCTGCCTCACAGTCGGCAATGGCTTGCACAAAAGCCTCGTACATCTTCTGTTTTTCATGTTCTTCCAGAAAGCCCTGGCTCGTCCGCTTCCATATCAGATTAGGGCGTTTGCCGTCCTTCACGTTTCCTTTAACAATCAGCATGACACTTACGGAGTTTTCAACCTCGCGCACATCCGCACGAAGTATGCCGTAGCCAAGCGGTTTGCCAAAAGTGTAGCAACCGTTCTGGTTCTCAAGAAAGCGATAGCCGTAGTTTCGCAATGCCTTTATCACAAATTCTCTCATGTTCAATCTTTTTTTATAGTTCTATTAATACTTTTATCTCTTGATTGCCTCCTGTAGGTACAAGACAAGCAGGACATAGGCCTCGGGCAGAATACACACGACGCAGCACATCAAACATGTGCGTAAAGGGTGGTGTCTGCATCAAGCCGACTACGAGGGGGCGCGTGGTGTCAGTCATCATCTGACAGGCCTAATATTCAACCCCAAAAGAGCCTGTTGGCAGATCACGCCGAGGCCTTCAATGACACTCAAGCAAGAGTCGCATTCCAGGCAGGTCGTAGAGCATATAGCAGGGTGGCCTTGTCTGTAGCCGCAGGACGCTCCTTTCATCATGTAGATGTTTTTCTCCTTTACAAAAGATTCGATTGCTTTTATAAACCTATTCTTTTCCACGTTCTCCAATTCCAGCTTGTCGCAATGTTCACGCATCTTCAGCATCTCACCGAGCGTCTGCCTTGACGGGTCTTCGTCCTTGTGCTTCTCCATTCCTCGCAATTGATGTTCCACGTTGTTGTATTCGTCCATGAGTTGATGAATGCGCTGCTCAAGCTCTATGTTCTCTGTCTTTAAGTCGGCCACTATATAGGAAAGAGCCAACATGCGCTTGTTTTCTTCTGTTTTCATTGTCTCTATAATTTTATTACATATTATACAAAAGTGACATTAGTGCCACTGCCTTTTTCTTGTCGGAAAAACCTTTGATATTTACCCATTTGCCGAATGGGAAGTGATCAACAAATTTCTGAACCATCCAAACGGTCACGGGTATGCAACCGTTGTAGGCTTCCATTGGAACAATTCTTAGCTTCATATCTTATTCAAATTCATATACTATATGCGGTGTGGTGTTGCCGAGTCCGTCACGAGGGTCGGCAAAACAGCCTGGTGGCGATGTTGTCACGGCATTGGCTATCTGCTTGCGCGGTCGGCTCTTTACGAGGCCCTTACCATCCTTCCCGGAACGTACCCATCCGATGTAATACTTGTCAATCATATTCATACTCTTACAGTGGAATGAGGACGTTTGCCACATTTCCCGATATTATCGTATAGGCTACCCCACACACATTGTTTATTACCAATTCGCTCACTCCTCGCTTGTCGGGAGTGTCGCGATAGAAGCGGATGGTGTCGTCATCGCGCCACTTCATTCTTATAAGGTCTTTACGGTTACTCATATTCAATAAATACTGCTGGTGCTTTGATGAGCGAACTTGTACCTTGTATGATATTGCTTGCTCCGTCTTTGTGATAATGCGTACAGATTGTAGTACATACTTGGGGGGGTGAATTGATGATTTGCTGTCTAATCATATTCTATCAATACCATAGTGTGCTGCCCGTGTTCGTCGTATAGTCCTGCCCATCCATCGTAGCGTGCGGACAATGCCGTGGAGTACCCCCGACGTGGGCAGAGCTGCGATGTGCGTTGCACGAAAGGAATTTGGTTACACATAATCGGGATTGAAAAATATACCATTTACACCTTCAATATCGATGGTGTTTTTGTTACAGTCAAAATCAGCATCTGAAAACTCGTCGCCATTGACTGTTACTTCCAATTCGCCATGTTCTTTACGCAAAAGTTCAAGGCGATTTATAAGTTCGCTTATATTCATATTATTTTCTTTACAAATATTCTATCAATGCCATATTATCCTTGCCTACTGACGTAAGGGTGTTGGTTGTACTTCCCCCGTTTATCTCCATTCGCTGACAGAAGCGTCCGTTGGAGGGATGCTTGCGGTCGGACGGATTGTCGGGGTCACGGCCTCGGAAGGCTGCTATGTGAAAGTGTAGCATAGGAGGTTGTCTTTTGTTACTGTTGTTATCGAATTGCTCCACGGCCATGGGCTGGGGCGGTGATACTTATCGCCGTATTTACACCCCCCCCGATCGCCATGCTCACGGCGGAAGGCTTTGGCTTCCTCGGTGCGGTAGTGGACGAGGACAGAACGGTCAATCATACTCTATCAATATTTTCGGTTTATCCACGTCGTGACCCTTACCCCCACCGGCAATACACAAGGCTATGCCGTGTGGTGACACGATGATGCCGTTCTGCGAGGGGCTGTAGGAGCCGAGGACGATGGGGCGAGGGATGCTATTCATACTCTATAATCAGACAACAATGTGGTATGGCAAGAGCGAAAAGGAAGTCTCGTACACCTGCCTTGAAATAGTGGGAAGTAACTGCCGGTGCAATAGTACTCCACCATTCTGTATTGCGTGACACGGGTTGATTTTCTTCATAATTCTACTGCTACAAAGAATGCATCGCCGCAATCGATGCTTGACATGATGGTTATTGCTATGCCGTGAAAAGCTCCGTTTAAGCGTCCTGTATTGAACATCGAGGCAGGGCAGGTGAGCAACCTACCACCCATAATCATATCAGCTATGATGCGGATTGTACGGTCGGGTGGGTTGTCAGTTCGCATCCTTTTGTCTCTCCAAGTTCCACTTATACATTTTATAGAAGCCGCGCCAATATTCCACGTCCAGTTTCTTTGGGCTCTCCTTGAACAGTTTGTAGAGGTTGGCGATGGCAGGGCGATGATAGCTCAGTTCTCTTTCGTTCCACTCAATGCCCTTGTCCCATCCGTCGTGACGCTCCATGAATATCTGAAGCACGGTCTTGAGGAACATTGCCGCCTCATGTGTCGGTGGCAGATCAAACTGAAGAAATAGGGCGTTGTCAGAGTCGTTTGCCTTGAGGAACTTGCTCACGGCATCGTCCTTGAGGAAATAGCGGTCGGACACTTCCTCTTCGAGCACGTCCTCCAGTCGGGTAAGCAGTTCGAAGGGTTCGGGAAACTGATAGTCGAAGGCTACGTCACGGCGCATGGAGAGGCAGAACACACGGTCGCGGTTCTGTGGCACACCGTAGTTCTTGGCGTTGAGTCGCGCCCAACGGCTCACATAGCCGAGCGACGAGAGTTTGTCGAGCCACTTCTGAAAGTCGGGCATGAACTTCTGGCTTACCAGTGCCGCCACGTTCTCCTGCAAGAGATACTTCGGGCGAAGCACCTCTACGGCATCCGCCACACGCCAAAGCAGTGCGCTTCGGGTGTCGCTGCCCTCCTGCAAGCCCATCTGCTTGCCTGCCTGACTGATGTCCTGACAGGGCGAGGAATAAGTAAAGAGGTCCACTTCACGGCCATGGAGCGAGTCTTTCACCTTGTGCCAGTCTATCTTGGTGATGTCGCCCAGGGCGCAGTCGGCAAACTGCGGGAAGACAAGGTTGTGCATCTGGCAGGCGTATTTGTCGATGTCGCTCCATCCCTTGCACGTCCATCTGAAGTCGGGATGCCACTCCCGTAGCACGTCGGCTGCCATGAGCTGCGAGTCGTAGCCGGAGAACGTGGTGAGGAATATCTTCTCTTCGTTCTTGTTGGCGATGGGCGGCAGGGCGGGCAGGGTATCTTCGGGGTCGTCGAAGAGCGAGAGCTGTTTGCCCGGGCGTGGATTGGGCGGTACGGGGTAGAAAAGCTGCTCGTAGATGTGGGCCAACACGTCCACCACGATGCTGTTTCCAGCTTGCTTATACTGCTGTGAGGCAGAAATCAGCATCACGTCTTCCTTGTTTTTAATCCTGTCAAACCGTACAGTGGGAAAACATTTGCCTAAAACGCTTTTCATGCGTTGCATTACAGAAGCCACCGTCATCTGCATAACGGCTATTACGTTGTCGCGAACGCCCATCAGACGAAAACACTCCTTGGGCGTGAGCTTGCGGATGGCATAGCTCTTGATGGTGCGGTCGGTGAAGTTGAGTTTTGTGATCATTGTTATATATATTCTAAAATTGCTCTTTGTATGCGGTCGCTCATTGGGTTGGCAGGGATGGTGTAAACACTACATCGGCAGAAAGAATAGGCTTCCTTGTCGCGGTCACCACAACGCTGAAAAATTATGATGTTAGTCATATACCTTAACTATTATTGGTGTTTGTCCTCCCCCTAATCCCATTGCAGACGTAAGGGTAAAACATTCGCTGTGTAGTGAACGAGGGGTTATCAGACCTTTTGTTTGCATGTTCTGAAATATAGAGGTCTGCTCTACCTTCTTCACCATTATGGATATAGCTTTTGCTCTAAGCATACGTTATTCATATTCTTCAATCAA